AAGAATTTGAATGAGATCACACACGCTAAAGTGAGGGGGTTATTAAAAAAACTGAAACTTAATAAATATTATGAACACGTACCTTATATTTCGAATATTTTGAGTGGAATAAAACCACCTAAAATGCCCGTCGAATTAGAGGAACAATTACGTATGATGTTTAAAGATATTCAGAAACCATTCGATAACAACTGTCCAGTAGAACGTAAAAACTTTTTGAGTTATTCGTATGTTTTATATAAATTTTGCGAACTCTTGAGTGAAGATTCGTATCTAAAATACTTCCCTCTTTTGAAATCGAAAGAAAAGTTACATCAACAGGATATCATATGGAAAAGGATATGCATAGAATTGCATTGGGAGTATATACCCACGATTTAATCCACAGTAACTCGGATCACTTCCGAATGTGCCCCAGCAGACGGTGGAAAATTGACAAGGTACGCCTCTTGTAAATTCAATAACTTTAGATAATTTCTCGCTTGTGACACCATTACATCTGTAATATTTTTAACCGTCTTCAGTTCAACGACTGTCGTTTTATCGATGATAATATCCGCACGAAGATTTCCTATCGTATGCCCCTTGAATGTGATGGGTATTATACGTTCCGTCTCATATGAAATACCATTCTCACGTAAAAGCACCTCTATGGCGTTGTGATACACACGCTCGCTAAAACCTGGTCCAAGAATGGTATAAATCTCGGCGACGTATTCGTGTATCATTTGTATACAATGTACACTATTCTTTATACACTTAAAGAGTATACCCGTATATTCAATGTGTGGCGTTCCAACCACACCCGTTATACATGAGGCTGGTAATACAGCCCAACGCACCGTTCCTATAGCTCAGCTGGTTAGAGCGTGGTGCTTATAACGCCAAGGTCATGGGTTCGAGCCCCGTTTGGAACATTTTTTAGATACATATCCTGTATGTAAAAAATGCGACATTTTAAATTCTAAAAAAACTAACAGTACATTAAATGCCTGAGCCGGTATACACATTAAATTTATCAGACGAAGCTGACGGAATGGTTCCCATTGATTCAAATTCTAGATCGAATGCATTCGTGGCAGAGGACCCTAAAAAAAATGTAAGTGATTATAAAGACGATATGGATTCTACTCCTATATCTGATGTTATGATGCAATCTCAAGACCAATCTTTCGATTCACCCATGATGGGTGCCGACCCCCGTGCCGTTCAGATGGCACACCAACAGGTCCTGATGGCACCCCAGCCCGCACAGGCTGCTACAGCCATTCAGGAAAGCGGTAAATCTGACAAGAAGAAAAAGAACCCGTTCGATTTGACAGACGAGCAACTCGAGGCACTCATCGTTGTATTAGCGACAGGTGTCGCCATCAGCAAGCCCATTCAAGAGAAACTCGCGGGCTCTGTGCCTAGGTTTTTGAACGCCCAAGGAAACCGAAGTTTGGTCGGACTGGCCTCTACAGGTACTGTAGCTGCTATAGTTTTCTACATTGCCCGTAAGTATTTTTAATACATATCGAGTACGCGACCACCCGTGACACCATACGCCGCTAGTAATCCCAAAAGTAACGCGACCATTGTCGCGACCATGGGTAACCACGCTGTTTTCACGTCTTCACCGTAATTCTCATATCCCTGCTTTAACTGAGACCATTTAGCTCCTTCAGTTAATCCAACGAGAATTCCAGCAGCTATCGTCAGTGTTATGACCACACTCGTCGTATTTAAACTCACAAGCAAACTCGTATTCCCCAAATACCAGATAAGCGCCGGTATCGCGACAGTTAAATTCAACATGTTTACATAATAAGGCATCTTAATACGCGTGGTGAAAGCACTTGCCATGATCGCGAACCACATGAGTAAGGATATGAGTACCCTGGACGCGGTCGGTTGTCTGAGATTAAATTCAGTCATATACATTTATGTAACATTATTTATCAACGATCTTTTTACCACAAAAGGGGGTCAATTGATCTATGTTTTCGTATATACCTATGCGTATAGCCTCGTTTTTTAGTTCGGTATAGTTATCCCAGAAATCATTACTATGTGAATACTCTGTGACGGTACAATGCGCGAGTTCGTGTAAGAGTACATGGAATACATTATTAGATGTACCGTCTATACAGATACCAATCTCTCCACCTTTATTGGAATTGTATCCAACACCGGATAAGAGAGATCCCCTGTATGCAACGATAGGTATCTCATTGTGTAACACCTTGTATTTCTCATCACCGTTCGTTTTCAAATGTTCCCTGAATGTTTTGTATTTTTCCTTCACTTCGAGTAACACGGGATCTTCTTTGAAATTACAAAATAATACTATATTAACTAGTAACAATACGATCAGTGCTATCATTTCTATATACAAATATAAATTTGCTGTAGAGTTCGGATATCGGGTTCCCACGAAGTGTTTTCCATAATTTCATAGCAAATCCATTATTTTCCAAGTGTGTGATCAGCATATCTTTATGTGCGAGTGGTTCTGCTTTTGGACCGTCTGCATAGTACGGTGTATCCGCTAAGTGGACAAACAATTTTTCACCGAAATCGCCGTTACTCGTCCCTTTCAGTTTAAAAAAATTGCCATGTGAATCTGTAAACGGTGTTTTAAACAGTATCTGTTCGGAATCTGGAATGATACCGATAAATACCCCACCGGGTTTGACGCGTTTTTTTATTTCTTTGAGTGTATCCGAAAATAATGCACGAGACTGAAAAATATAATGAAGTGCGAAATTGTAACACACGACATCATACTTTCTATTAGGACACACACGAATATCTCCATGGTAGAAGTTTACATGCATTTTCATATTTTTAGCCCGTGTTCGCGCTTCGTTTAACGCTTCTAAACTTGGTTCGCACATACTTATATTCGCACGCACCTTGGACCATTTTTGAAGATCACCACCGAACCCACATCCCACGTCGAGAATACTATCACCTTCTCGTGTCACACTTTCAATCAGTGACCTCTTCTCATCGTTATGTAATCGGCGTAATTCTTCCATGATACTATTAGTAATGGAAACTTTAACTTAAGTCGTATAGCTTAAAGTTTATAGTTCTATATAAAATACAATGTCTTTGGAACAAGATTACACGACAGTACCAGGTCAGCTGTTCGCATGCCTCTCTGTAGTCGGCCCCGAGGCTCCCCAGAAGAATGATAAGTTCGGGATTAAGATCAGAGGTGCATTTTCCACACGTGATGAAGCCGCGAGCCACGCTAAGCGACTTCAGAAAGAAGATGCGACTTTCGACATTTACGTCGTGGACATGTACAAGTGGCTTCTCATTCCACCCGATCCTTCTAAGATCGAAGATGCGCATTACACCAACGAAAAACTGGAAGAGTTGATGTCCGGGTACAGGGAAAACCAGGCGATGGCTGCACAGATGTTTTCTGAGCGTAAGCGTGACATGATGACTGCTAAGACTGGTCCCGACGGGAAGGAGGTGTACTTCAAGGCTGGGGATGAAAACTCACAGTATTACAACAAACCTGATGAAGCTCCTATCAGTCATCCGGGTGAGATCATCGAACGACTGAAACGTGAGAAGCCTGATGCACCCATGGAAGAATTGGTAAAGGAAGCTGATGCAATTGTGGCAGTTGAAATTGAGGAGCGACGCAAACAGAGGGAAGCTGCACTTACTATTGTAGAAGGTGATGAAGAAGAAGAAAAAGTTGTTGAAGAAAATAAAGAAGAGACTGAATAAAAAATAAAAATAAAAAAAAGAATCGTCGACACAAAAAAAATTATTGTATCGAAGTACTCGGAGTAGTATAAATAAAAAATAAAAAAAATTCGTCGAGGTTGTATAAATTTAAAAATAAATAAAACTGCATTTCATATTATTAAAATATCTCCCTTTAATAATACGATGAATGTCGACTATATATCCGTGTATAAAAAGGCGTCACATAATCTACCCATTACAGATATAGTTGATTTAGATGATGAAACACGTGTAGCGTCTGAAATAATTAATGAGGGGGTTATCCGCCCAGTAATTACCAGTAGAGTAATTGT